CTCCATCTTTGTAGGTTTTGAATAGTTCACAGGTACGTTCAGAAATTCCTCTTGATTGCAGCCGTCTGGCTGATCCTTGAAGTTGTACATTTGACACTTGATGATTGTGAGTGGTTTGGTTGTCGCCATCCGTTCGGGCATGACATTTAAAACAAAAGGTGTGACCATCTGAGTACAAACTATTTGCATCTGATGAGCCACACTCTGTGCATGGAATATGCTCTACGAACTCATTCTCTACATGAACCATTGAATTGGTATGTTATGAAATGATGTCCAAGGAATACCTAGCTTGTCGCAGTATGCGGCATAGGTAGTCTTAGACTTCTTGCTAATTGTATTGTATGGTGATTGAAATACCATACGTAAATCTAATTCTGGATGCTGTTCTTTTACGTTTTTAATCTTACGCCTATCTTCTGCATCCCAATAGCCTTTGCATTCTAAATAGATGCCGTTAGGTAGGAGGAAGTCAGGCGTATAAATATGTTGGATGATGTATTGAACCTTGGTAGATTCATATTCATACTTGACACCCAACTCACACATAAGATCAGCTACTCGTTCTTCAAGTCCTGATCGAAAAGCCATTATCAGTCGTCAATAGCTTTTTCAATGATCTCTTCCACGATCTCTGATACAGCTCGACGCATGTCATATTTGAAATCATTACGATCAGCTTTGTATCTAGTAACGGTAAACTTAGGTAGCTCTACTGTTAGCGTTGCTTCATAGAGTCCCAGTTCATTATTCTTTTTGGTTTCGTATTCAAAAATCATTGTCATCCTCCACAGAGCTAGGTTCAGCTGATACAACATTTGTATCTGATACTTTAAATCCTGCTGTACTGCCAAACAGTTCAGCAACATCTTCAGTAGACATATCTCCTACATCAACACCAGCCGCAGATTGCAGTGAAATTAGTTGAATACCTTTAAGTTTCAAGCTTGTGCCATAGGTGACACCATCACGAAGAATGTAAGGTTTTTGATAAAGTGCTAGCTTAACTTTAGACCCACTATAGATAGGAAGACGTTCATCAGTGATTAACGTGCCTTCAGTATCTACTACAGGAGGACGTGACTCTTCATTCCAAGAAAACTTTACTTTGTATTGACCGGCATTATTATCTAGCTCTTCCCAAGGTTCTGGCTTAAGTACTGAACGCTTAGGATTCTTCAGTTTAGATTCAGCCCATTTCAGTGATTCGGTACGGTCATCTTCTAGTTGATCTACAATTTCTTGTCCTACAATAGCGGCAAGAGAATAGCCAAATTTAGATGGTGTCATTACAGCTTGATATCCTTCAAGGATTACAGGCTCTGGTGTTACGATTGTGTTGCGTGTCATTAACAGAAAAAATATGTGGATTCAATTACTGACTCAGGGTTAAGTGTGTCAATAATCGGTGGTTCGGATTCAGCTCCGATTTGTGCAGCCCAAGACGTTAAGTAATCTTGTTCTGCAAATAAGTGCATGTATACTTCACGAACAATGGATCGTAGAGTAGACATATCAGTACTACGACATAAAACCGAGTCGTGTATGAGGGCCAACGGAGCGTTGAAGCGTATTGCAGATAAGTGGAGAAGGCTTGCATCTAATGAATGAATAAGGTTTGGTGCAGTTGCATTTTTATGATGTGATCTATCTACTACGTCTCCATCTTCCGTAGCTATCTTTACCTGACATCTACCAAGCAGTTGTAGTTCAATAGTTTCTACAAGTGGTTTCATTAATCGTTGTTTGACAATAAATCCTGATGGAGTACACCATTCAATTTCTTGCTCACCACGATCAATTGCGTTACTTACTTCTTTTTCTATCCATTTCATTACCTTCATAGGACCAGGAACAATGACATTCATTGCCTTACGTACAGCATTAACTGTTTCTGTTAGATCGTCCTTATCAATTTCAACGCCTTTCTCTTTTAAAGCTTCACGTATGTATTCTCTATTTGAGAAAGGTTTGGCGTTGTAAGGGACTGTCATAACTGTCCTTTTTGTAGTCTTTCTATCCATGTGTGGACGGATAGATGCTGGAACGTTAGGTTTTGCTTCCTCTGCGATTACCTTGTAGGCATCTTGTGGCTTCTCACTAGGCAAGACATTAACAAGTTTTGCTGTACTGGCGTCCCTAGCGAGACCCGCAAGGATTTGCAATCCTGAACACGTTGCATCAATGGCAATAGGTAAGTTTGTGTAGTTTCTATCACACAAAATGCAAGTATGATAGTACTCATTACAAGCGGCAAGAAATTGCCAAGGTTCATCGATCTCCTCCCAGTCTGAAAGGTTTCCAATTGGGTCAGTTGCAACACGTGTAATTAGCGAGTGATTGTGACTTGTCCAGTTGATACGATCTTGTATCGTTTCTTTGTCTAGTCCAGCAGTAGTTGCTACTTGAAAACGTAGCCAATCTTCAGCTTCATAAGTCATCATTGCTTTCTCTGCGAAGAGCAATAAACTTTTACCGAAGTCTGTATCTTGTGGTGTTAAGAATGCAGGAATTGGGTAAGCACGTCCTCGGTAATCAAAACTCCAAGGAATAAAGAATTTCTCTCTCCCTTTGAATATTTTGACTGCGTTCATGGTCATACGTGTGCGACATGACCTCTTAAATTGTTGAGCATTGATGTTCATTACATCAGCTGCTTTGCGTCGATAGTCCTTACGAGAATCAAAGTTCTCATCAATGTCTAACGGCTTATTAGGTAGAGGTAATTCTACAATAGGGACAAACTTACCAATAGCAATACCTCGTTCTTGGAGCGTTTCTGCAACGCTCACAATGAATGGATTGAGTGTGTAAGCAACCTTCTGAATATGATTCAAAAAGGTGATTGGAGTTTCCCCCTGTATAAGGCAGGGTGCTGACCTTCGCACCATTTCGTTCCCTTTCATTATCTCATTCAACAGGTAACCGCCCTGCCTTTCGTGCGTCCAATCATTGGGTTCTATAAGCATTGGCCAAGCAAGTGGGCTGAATAACTCAGCAGTTGCCATGACTTTATCCCTGACTCTTAGAAATTCAGGAGTGGGAACAATGAATTGGTGTGTTTTACGTCCCTCCCTTACAAGTTCTTTGTCAAACCAACCGCTAGCACGAATGATGCAGTCAAGAAGCCAGCCACCTAGCTTGATTCTGTTTGTTATCCCCCACGGTTGCCAATGTGCAACGTCATAGCGTTTCATCAATGTTTTGATGACCACTACCTTCTGTTCTGTACCTATTGAGCGGTGCCAATAGTTCTCCTTAAGTACATGTAGGAGACCAGGGCAGTTGGTTAAGTAGTGGCGGATGGTGCATTCATCCTCTATGCCTTTACCGATGGCATCAGTGGCGTTCTGAAGCTTGTTTGCCTTTGGCTTGCTTGAGAACACCTTGTCAAAGGTCACCTTGCAAGCAATGGCAGCTGCTGCTTCTGGCTCGATGTCGGCAAGGTATTTCTTGATGACAACAAAATCCTTACCAACCATCCCGCGCTTTGCTCTAGCAGCAGTGTTTTTGATCTCCTCAATTGCTTTAGGCAACAGCTCTTGGATGGAGCTACAGCCATAGATTGAAGCACTTGCATACTCCTTGTCCTGAAGCTTGACCGTGTTGTCTCTGAGGCGTTCTAAGCCTTGTCTGATCTGTTCCCTTTCGAGCTTGATTTGCTCGTCAATTTGGGCTGGTGTTGGCATCTAAATAATTTGCGCTAGACGCACTAGATCTGTGAAATACCTCTATTCACAAGTGGATAGTACTGCGGTGCAGTGATTGTGACTGATGCGTCCTTGATCTGTTCGCATGTGAATCAGTAGAAACACGCCTTTTTAAGTCGCGTGCGTCTACCGATTCCGCCACGCCCCCACTACGTTCTCAGCTTATCTGAGTATGGGGTTTTGAACGCTGACAGGTGAGGTAAACCTGTTTTTCTGTCTCGATAGTCGCAACTACAGTTGTGACATCAGGTTATGGTCTTGGCTGTTGTTTTGGCTGTAGTAACCCTCGGTCACAGTGATCGAAGAGTGTCCAGCCCAGCCTTTGACCTTCATAGAAGGCACGCCATCGTCTAATGCCCACGTAATGAAAGAGTTACGTAACGTCTTCCAGTAGTGCTTGTCAGTGACAGTGCGATCCTCGTCATTCATAAGACGCAGTACGTGCTTCCATCTGCGATGCAAGTTCCATTGGTTAGGGAACTCATCAAAGATGATGTCGTGATACCCACGATCAGTTCCTGTCCGTGACTTAAGCAATGGCGTCAGTCGTGGATGAATGGGAACCTCTCGGTAGTTACGACCTTTAGTGCGTGTTGCTGCTGTACCGCCAACCAACATGACGTTGTTACGCCAGTCAATGTCGTCAACATGCAAACGTCTGCATTCAGCCTGCCTTAGTCCGCTGTAAGCACTTAACTCAATAGCTTGTGCTAAGGCATCATCGCCACGTCCTTGGGCAATCTGTACAAGACGGTCTACTTGTTCCTTTGAATAGAACTCAGGTCGTCTGCGTTTACCTTCTTTGAGTTTTTCAATGACAGGCACACCTTGTAAGTAACCACTCCTAGCGCATAGCGTTAGTACTTTCTTAACTGTAGAGATTGCACGGTTAGCTGTGCTTGTACTGTTCCCAGTACTTTCAATTAACTCAGCAATGGTTTCATGAACAAAGTCATGATTTATGTCCACAAGTGGAGGGTCACCCCAAATGTCTCTTAGCTTGTAGTAGTTCCTGATGTTGTTCTGATTACCAGTAGGTAGTTCAGATTCACGCCATGTGGGTAGTGTTTGAAGGGTGTGATTGAAGCCTTGAGAAAACTTACTTATTTTCTGAGGCTTCTTGTATTCCGTTGCCGGAATGATTGTGAAGTCCATTTAATTCATTCAGTAGTTCGTCTTTAATGCGAACACCAAGCGGTGTCAGTCGTAGTTGAATCCTACGTCGGTTTAGTGGATCTGCCTCCTTGGTGATTAGGTTGAGTCCCGCTGTCTTATATCTGTTCTGAC